TTGGTCTCTGTGCCAGCGGGGAGCTCACAGGCGACCATCGCTGATGTTTTGCTGGCAGCGATGTCAAAATATGGAGTGACGCAGGGGTATCTGCCGGCGCTCCCGTCAAATGGGCTTATTCGTGGTCGGGTGATGTATGGAATGGCAAGGGATGAATATCGCGATTTCGCCTGGCAAAACAATTGTAAGTGGAGCATCCAGGACGGCGCATTGACGATGATTCCGTACACGTCCTACATCGCAAATACGTCGATTCCAATTATTTCAGTCTCTACCGGGTTAATTGGAGTACCGGAGCAGACACCCCAGGGTATTAACATTCGGACGCTGCTCAATCCCAAACTCAAAATTGGCCAATTGGTTCAACTGACTGCCGGGGTCAACACCTTTCGCCGGGGGTTGGATCTGCCCTCACAGGTCAAGAACATAGGCACCACCTTACAGGCTCAGACCAGCGCGGACGGCCTTTACTACGTCATGGTGGCGCAACACGCAGGCGATACCAGAGGAAATGAATGGTACACGGACGTTACAGCACTCTCCGTCGATGCCACGATTACGTCAGACCAAGCTCTGAAGGCGCTGGTTGCAGGGAGCGCGGAAAGCATTCTTCGGTACGGACAATAGGAGGCCCGCATGAGCGCAAACATTGATAGTTGAGGAGCCGGCGCCACTACGTCCCAGATAACCCCTGCAAATACGGTCACCGATTAAGGTATGTAATCGGTGGGAAATGTGTTGATTGTCAGAAGGGGAAAAGACGTCTCGCACCGGAGGTTCACGATGTACCTGCCCCGCAGCCAACGTCGGCAGAGATTCCACAAATTCGATTCGATTGGCGCAATCCAGAATACGTTGCAGTTTATCAAGAACGAGTCGAGCGTTTACGACGGTTGAGAGCGAATCCTCAAGCTCTACCGGTTCTGACGCTGCACTACAAAAATAATCCTGCCCAGTTCATATCGGATTGGGGCATGACGTTCGATCCGCGCAACGTCGAAAGGAATTTACCGACCGCGATTCCCTTTCTATTGTTTCCCCGCCAGGTTGAATGGGTCGCATGGCTACTCGAAAGATGGAAAAACCAGGAACCCGGCTTGACTGAAAAAAGCCGAGAGATGGGAGTCAGTTGGCTGTGCGTCGCGACTGCTTGCACCCTGTGCCTGTTCAACCCTGGGATGGTGATTGGATTTGGATCACGCAAAGAGGAATACATCGATCAAAAGGGCAACCCAAAAGCGTTATTCGAAAAAGCCAGGTTCTTTCTATCCAGTCTCCCTCCGGAATTTTTGGAGGGTTGGGATCGCGAGAAGCATGCGCCCTTCGGACGCATTTTATTCCCCGGTTCTGGGTCTGCAATCACTGGTGAAAGTGGTGACGGGATTGGACGCGGCGATAGAGCAAGTTTGTACATCATCGATGAGTCAGCGTTTTTAGAACACCCCGAATTGATCGATGCCAGTCTTTCACAGACTACCAATTGCCGAATTGATGTAAGCACGCCAAACGGCTACAACAATCCGTTCGCGATCAAACGGCACTCGGGCAAGATTTCTGTTTTCACTTTCAGATGGCAAAGCGATCCCCGGAAGGGCGAGGACTGGTATCGCAAGCAGGTGGAAATTCTCGACCCGGTTACATTGGCGTCAGAGGTCGATATCGACTATCGCGGATCAGTCGAAGGCCAACTGATTCCAACGTCTTGGATTCATGCAGCTATCGGTGCTGCTCAAAAATTGGGAATCCAACGGACCGGACAACGATATGCAAGCCTAGACGTGGCCGACGAGGGGAAAGACTCGAACTGCCTGGCTGCAAGGCACGGGATTGAACTCCAATATTTGAAATCCTTTTCAGGCAAAGGACGCGACATATACAAGACGACCGTCAGAGCCTTCGCGCTTTGCGACGAACTCGGATTCACATCGCTGACCTACGACGGCGATGGCCTGGGCGCTGGAGTTCGTGGTGACGCCAACAACATTAACGACGAACGCGACAAGGCCGAGAAGTCAGTCATTCACATCACGGCCTTCCGGGGATCAGGCCAAGTGTGGCAACCAGAAAAGGAAATGGTGAAGGGGCGCAAGAACAAGGACTTCTTTGCTAACGCCAAAAGCCAAGCGTGGTGGAGTTTGCGCCTGCGTTTCGAGCAAACGTACCGAGCTGTCATTGAAAAGATGCCGGTAGATATCGATGCAATTATTAGCCTCGATCCCAAATTAGATGAATTGGAACCGCTTAGAAGTGAATTGTCGCAGATCACTTACTCAATTAATCAAACTGGGAAAATTTTAATCGACAAGCAACCCCCTGGAACACTCTCACCCAACAGGGCTGACAGCACCATGATCGCCTTCAACCCTCAGCAGCGCAGCCTAGAAGTGTGGGCGCGGTTGGGGCTTGATTAGATTAGAGGCCACGCGCATGTTGGGGATTCACAAGTCGCAAATTTTATCGTGAGCAACTGGGCAGTCAAAAGGTAACGGTCTTTCGCCTCCTGCTTCCGGACTCGCAGATGGGTGGTGAACAGTGCTGGTTTTGCGGAAGGGTCCATATTCGCGAACATTTGTTTTCCGTCAATGATCTCTGCTTCCGCCACGTAGGAGTTGAGTAGTTTGAAATTCTGCGCCTTATCCCTTATTTGCTGAGACGCAAAATTTAGAATGCTGAGATCATGTGCGAACCGGTTTCGAATGTCTTTTAACACCATCAAATCGTGATGGGCTTCTGTGCTAATTAGTCCAATCAGACACGCAAGATCAATCTTTGCACTAAAACTCCCAAGAGGGCCGGAAGCCTGAAGTAGGCGTTCTTCAATCTGTTTCGATCTGTGAAATTTAGCCAGCATTGCGCGCTGAAGCCGGTTTTCAATCATCGAGCCGATGACGATCCCAATTGCTCTCTCGGAGTCGAGATCAAGGGTACTGAGAATCGATTTCTCGCCGTCGTCCAGAAACACCCAGACGCCATCGGGACGCTTTATTACCTGAATGTTGAGGTTCTCATGCCCTCGCTGGGCCCCAATTACGCCGGACGGGATGTCTGAATTGGGCGAAGATTGAACGCGCATGCCGCAACCTTCACAAATGTAATTTAGTCCCCTTAGGAGCGACTTTGCTGGGGTGGCTCTTTTGTCCTGACAAGCCGGACAGGTAATCAGTAACAGGTCGTGTATCGTCGCAAGCTTGATTTCAGGCGGTTTGAGGGTATCAGTCATGTCATGTCTCAGCGTGCAAAGATTATCGTCGCCGTGGCTTCGTTAGCTCTACTGTACTCGCCGTGCATTTCTTCTGATTACATTTGGAACACCGAAGCCGCTTTACAACGTCGGCAAGGTTTGCATCCCAACCGGCGAATGCGGCGAAGGTATGCGGGTGGCAGCGGCGGCTATGGCCGCACTTACATTCTAGGAAAATAGCGTACTGCCCGAATTCATCGCTCAGCTTCGTGATTTTCAGGTCGCGCATGACATACTGTACATAAACACAGTACCCGGCTACAATCTCAAATCAACACAAAATCGTCAAATTCTCTGATCGCATTCCCCTGGGGTTTTCGTTTATACAGAGACAAGGGTGCGATGCGGCCACCGTGATCGTCCTGCATGCCATCAGCAAAGCGCTGGACAGTTCGATCGTAGATGTGTTGCGCGGTGCGGCCTGGATAAAAACAAGGACGCAGAAATAATCCAAGTCGTTTTTTTTCGCAACATTGAGACTTCATTAAGTGTTGCGAAGGGTGGTCTCACTTTTCTAAGCAGCTACGACACATTGCTCGGGTCGAACAACTAACCACCTGGAGCAAACGATCATGAAGACCATCTATGTCAAGACGACACTTCCCTCCCTTCCCGAAGCGGTTCGCACCACCATCAACACCGTCGTGCTGATGGCCAAGACCCCGGAACTCCAACTGAAGAAACTCCAAGCGATGGCAGTGAAGCGCAAGCTCGAAGCTGTGTACGAACTCTCAACCCCTGAAGAGTACAAGGCCTTCCGGGCAGCTCAGAAGGCCGCAATCGAAGTTGGCACCGTGAAGACCCTTGAAGCTGTCGCGATACAGACCCCGCTGGTAGTCCCTGCCGATAAAAAGTCGAAGGCCCCGAAGGCAGCCTCTGCACCCAAGGGCAAACGGGTATCCCTGAACCCCCAGCCCATCATCGACGCGAAGACGGCGGCGCTGAAGGAGAAGGGGATCAAGCTGACCTACGCCGCCCGTCAGTGGAAGGCTGGGGACCGATCATTCTCGTCCCTGGAATTTTCAAAGTATTCCGTTGAGGACTTCGCAGCCCTGTTCCCCGCCAAGGCGTAAATCCCAAAGCCCCTGATTGGCCCTTACGGCACCAGGGGCTTTTTTGCGAGCATCGAACGGTTCACAATCGCGTAGCTTACTCATATCTAAGGAAGGATTGGTTCATGGGTCAAAACGAAAAGCCAGAAGGTCCAACGGGCCCAGTAGGCCCGCTTGCGTCAGCCTTCGGATTAAAGGGACCTGAAGGTTCGACGCTGTTCTTACATACGCCGAGCGCCGGGCGTGCAGTTGCAGACACGGTCATCGTGACCGGCAAACGCAATATAACCGGCACGGGTAATTTGGTCGTTGGCTCGACCGGCACGGTAGTTGGTCGTGATATAAAGATCACAACCGAAAACGAAAAACAAATACTGTCGGTAGATCAGGCGTTCGAGCGCATTGGCGCGGGTGTAAAAGTAAACCTCGATCAGTTTCAGCTCAATCTGTCGCAGGCGAGAAACGAATCCAGCAATTTCTTGAAGCTAACTATGGTGTTCGTGGCCGTCGGTTTCGCAACCATCGTTGTGGGCGTGGGACTATTACTTGGCCACCAAATCGCAGCCGGTGTTGTGTCGACCATTGCCAGTGTCATTCCTGGAGCCACGGCAGCTCTTTTCTTCAAGAAGGACAAGGAACTTCGTGGAACGATCGAGCGGTATCATCAGCATGTTCTAGATTCACAGCGTTTACTTACGATGATTGATGTTGCGGAAACGGTCAAGAACGAAGATGAGCGCGACTCGCTCAAACGAGAGATTATATTCAACGCGCTTGGCATCAAGAAAACTAGAAAGGACTTGTCCCAATGAGTGATTTGCCGCCCGAGTTCGGCTAAGTGA